GCCACGGCGCCGTCATCGTCAAGGTCGACTGAGATGCCGCAGGCGGTCTGGATGGACTGCCGGCGGATGTAGGTGATGGCTCCGCCGATCTGCTGGGCGGTCAGACCCTCGGCCTTGACGAGCAGGGTGCCGAACTCGAAGCGCTCGCCGGAGCTGTGGAGGAAGGAGGTCGAGACGCCGACCTTGCCCTCCTGGCTGACGAGCGTCTGGATCAGGGCTAGGTCGTGGTCGAGGAGCACCGGCTTGATGGCGTCGAGCAGCGCGTCGAGGGATACATAACGTGCCTTAAATGCAGGGTTTATCTTGTTCGCCTTTACGTTGTCGAGTGCGGCCAGTGCCTGGACTAGTGCGGCGGTTGCGGTGGTGGGGGGCGTGGGTTTTGTGCTCATGGTGGAGATTATTTGGCGGCGTCAGCCTTGGTGACTTCACCGGCCTTGATGGTGGCCTCGATGTCGGCGAGGGACATCCGGGTGTAGTCGGGGACGAAGAGGTTGTAGTAGGTCACGCCGTTGCGGACGGTCGGGGTCAGGAGGCGGGCGACCTTCTGATCAGGTAAAACGATGTATGACGAGTCCGCGATGATGCGGTATTCAGTCGGAAGTTTGGTGTCTTTCTTCATTGGGGAGGGAGTTTACAAAAGGGATGGTTTGGCTGAGTTATGTTAACTCAGTTGATGGCGCCGCGGGTGGCGGAGTCGAAGATGAGGAGGGCGTCGGCGTTCCAGAGGGTGACGTCGACCGAGGGGAACAGTTCGGCAGCGCGGGCCTTGAGTTTGTTCTTCCACTGGGTCGTGGTCAGGTCGCCCTTCGTGCCACAGGTGTGCGTCTTCTGCCAGATGGCCGGGCGGATGCGGTGGATCTTCCAGCCCATGGCGACGGCGGCGCCGTAGAGGACGCCCGTGTTCCACATCAGTTTGCCGATGGCGGAGCCGGGGATGTTCTTGCCGGCGAACAGCGGGGGCTCCTCGAGGTAGAGGCTGACGTCCTTGGCCTTGCAGCTGAGATCGGCGAGCAGTTGGCAGACCTCGACGTCAGAGCCGGGCATCTTAGCGCACTCCACAGGGTCGCCGTCTGCCGACCAGACGATGCCGCCGTTCACGCCAGGGTCGATTGCCACGATGAGATGAGCCACGGCAAGACCCTTTAACGCGGCTTGGCTAAGGACAAGCGGAAAAGGTTGGCCACGCGGAAAGCGTAGCCGTTCGCCCGGAAGCCTTGGGAGCGGGCGGCGGTCCAGCCTAGGTTCCAGACCACGGCGAGTTGTTCGGGGGTCGGGTCGGTCATGCCGATGCGGTGGAAGTTCGCCCTGATCCAGCGGAGATGCGAGGCGGCGACCATGTCCTGCGCCGTAGCGTCGCGCCACTTAGACCAGGGGAAGGCGTAGTGGCCCTCGGCCTTGAGGCGGGCGGAGGCGTCGTCCCAAGCGGCCTTGCCGACCTGATACATACCACGTTCACCGGCCTTGCCGATGGCCTTGCGGTTATGGCCGGACTCGACCTCGGCGACGGCCTCGAGGAAGGCGGCGTCGGTCTTGGCTTGTGCGTTGAGCCCGAGGAGCAGCAGGGCGACGACGGAGAAGCGCTGGTTGAGGGTCATGGCTGCTTGCCCTCCTTGGCGGCGTTCCACGCATCACGAATACCCTCTGCCGTTCCAACTGGCGACTCACATTCCCAAGCAATCCAATTCTCCAACGCATCCCCTGCCTTGGTCAGCCGCTCGACCTCGGCCTTGAGGCGGGCGATTTCGGCATCTCTGCTTTTGATTTTATCGTGAAGGTCGGCAAACTTGGCGATAGGGATGGTCATAGTCATATTTCCTGCATTGTATGGATAATCGCTCATTTGGTTTCGCCCTCCTTTGCGGCGTTCCAGACTGCCAATGCCTTGATGAAGTTTTTAGCATCCTTTTCATCTCCGCTAGACCATTCTGAAAGCATCGCATCCCCGGCCTTGGTCAGGCGCTCCACCTGTGCTTTGAGCCTGGCGTGTGACTCGACGATGTATTTGATACGCTCTGGGAGGGTCATGTCAGCGAAGATGTCTCCGTTGTCGAACTCAAGCGTCTCTGAATTAGCCATACGGATATACTCGGAGATGTTGTATCCTCCGATGATTGCTGGCTTTGAGAGCCGCTCGACCTCGGCCTTGAGCCGGGCGTAGTCCTGCATCAAGACGTAATTTCCTTTCTGGGTTGGGTACATCAGACCTTCATGGTCTGGCTCGTATCGCTTCGGTTCGCTCATAGTCCACGTTCCTCCCCCGGGTTCTTCCATGAAAGGTATTCGGCACGCAGGGCATCGAGCTTGGCGTGAGTCTCATTCGCCCCGCCCTTGCAGTTGTGGGCGTAGAGTATCCAATCAAAGCGGCTCATGAAGTCGTAGAGCGTCCTTGCCTCCTGAGCGTGCTTATTACACAAGTCTTGAAGGCGGGCAATCTCCTCGCGGGCGGTATCAATGCTGTCAAGGTCGTCCTCCGCTGAGATGCGAAGGTCATGAACCACTTCCTTCATGTTACGCAGCTCGGCGGTCTTCTCCAGCACATCCCGCTTCAGCGCCTCGATCTGCTTGTCTTGTTCCTCGATGGTGTCGCGCAGGGCACGATTGCAACCCGGCTTGGAACATCCCCTGGAGCAGGTGTGGATGCCGTCGTGCGGAGATTGCAGAGGATTAATCTCCGCATTTTTGCGTAGTTTAGGTTTAGTCATGGTTGCTTAATGTGGTTGAGTAATCAGCGGTTTTGCCAAACATAGACCGCCGCGAAGAAGACAAGCGCGCAGGGGAACAGGTAGTCGAACCGGCGTTCAAGGTCGCCGTCGTTTAACATACAGTCGATGGTGACGATGATGATCCAGAAGCCGAAGGTCGGCAGCAGAGCGAGGCCGATCTTAACCATCAGGGATGTGTAGTCTATGTTCATGGAAGTTAATGCGTCGTAGGTGGCGTGTTAGGGTTCTGGCGTCGGGATAGTACGCCACGACTGGCGTAATACCAGTCGGTTCGCACTCGGTCGAACTCCATCGACCAATGGTGGTCTCCGACCATCTCACGCAGTTTGATGCCAATGGCGATTGATTGGCTTCCAGCCATAGCCAGCCGCTCGACCTCGGCCTTGAGGCGGGCGTTCTCCTTGTTCAGTTCGCCCACGCGGCGCATCATCGTCAGTTCTAGGTCGCTCATACGCGTCTCGGGACTTGTGATCCGGCGACCTCGAAGCCGTCGAGCTCGTAGGAGTAGGTTATGCCGACCCAGCCACCGGCGGCGGCGTAAGCCTGGAGCGACACCTTCACGGCGCCGTCTTCGTGCAGGGCTTCGTGATAGTGGTGCAGGAGTTTCTTCATGCGCGTCGAGGCGATGGCGGTCTTGTTTGAGCAGATGTCCCCGGTCATGATGCGCTCGTTGATTTCGTAGACCTCGGAGAGCAGGGCGACCATGCCGTCGAGGTGGCGGAAACTACTCATGGGGGTGAGCGTCGGGGGTGATGGCGCCGCGGATGATACGGCTTTCCATGTCGGCGATGACGCGCTCGTTGTGCATGGCGACGGCGTAGGCCCGGTCGTGCTTCGCGATCCAGTGCTCGCGGGAATGGGAGAGCCGGGTGACCTCCTGACGGAGCAGGCGGTTCTCATCGTCGGTCTTGTCGGCCAGAGCCCGCAGCGCGTTGCAGTTGCGGTGCAGCTGACGGGCGATGCTCCAGGGGAAGAGCCACCAGAGGCGGGGGAGGGAGTCGGGTCGGATGATGGTCATGGGATTGTAGGGGCGGTGGGATGGGTCAGGCATTAGCGGTAGTTCTGGAACTTGAATGAGGATATGTCCCGTTCGCGGTACTTGCGGACGAGGTGACCGTTGTTCGACAGCCAGCGGTAGACGGTGCAGGAGTTGACCCCTACGGCCTTGGCGGCGGCAAGAGCGCTGCCGGTCTTCTTGTATACCGGGAGGACGGTGTTGTGCCAGTTGCTCTTATCCCAAGAGAAGAAGCGGCGTCCGTTGTTGTTTAGCATACGGCGGCCTAGCACCTTCAACCAGGAGCAGATCGTGACGCCCGAGACGCCAAGGCGGGAGGCCACGTCTTCGGAGTTCAGGCGCTCGCGTTCGTCGAGCTGCGGGAGCATGGCCTCGAAAGCCCGGATGCGGTCGTGCTTCAGTTTGCTCATCTTGATGCCGTTGATTTCGTGCGTGGCCTTGAGGCCGCGGGGGAAGTGTCCTTTAGGCATGGCGCTTACTTCTGGCGGCGGTACGGGCCGCGGCGGTTGAGGTTGACCCACTGGGTGTTCGTCAGGTCGAGCCAAGTCCGCAGGGTGCAGACGGTCGTGTCCAGGGCGGCGGCGGCATCGGCCTGCGACTTGCCGGCGGCGTTCAGCGCGGCGATCTGCGGGAGGATGGCCTGTAGGCGTCGGGCGGCGTATTCGGCCATCGGGCGCTTGAGGGGGATGACGCGACCGGCGAAGGTCAGCGTCTCGGTGTAGGGGTGGTTTGCGTTGGGCATGGTGGGAAATTAGCGGTGGCTGCGGACGGCCTTGGCCTTCACGGGCTCAGGTCCGTTGATGGCGCGGGCCAGTTCAGGACCGCAGAAGGTGACGACGGCGAGCCAGCCGAAGATGATGAGGAAGGACAGGGTGATGAGGGCTTTCATTGGTGGTGCGTCAACATCCTTGGCGGACTGTTCCACATTCGTCAAGCACCTTTCCAAACGAACCCTGTGCCGTTCTTCACGGCAACCCTTTCAATAACGGGTTCGGGTCTGCGAGGCCCGGCATGGTGACCGTACCCCTCTCCGACTAAAGGACGACTCCCCCGTGCCTTTCGGTAGAGGGGGGAGCCATTATGGGTTCCAATGTGCCACCCCAAGCCATCCTGTCAAGGGGCAATAGACCCCTCTGGCTTGCCCTAGGAGGCGTTTTGACGGCGGGAACGGAGGAAGACCGCCACCCCTACCCCTAGACAGCCTACGGCCAAGGCCCAGCCAAGGTCGCGGACTGACTTCAGGGCCAAGGTCGCCGTGCTCATGTTGCGCTCGAGGTCGGCCGAGTCGGACTTCAGGCCCGCGTCCGTCACGATGAGTACAAGACTGTCTCGGGATTGTAAGGTATCGAGCACGTAGCCGGCGATGTAGGCGGACGACAGGGCCGAGACTCCTGCGAAGGCCGTGATCAGGGCGACGGCCAGCAGGAGGTTATCGCTTCCGCTTTGCTTTGCTGGCTTTGCCTTTCCCATGGGGTTTGAGTTTGGCGGTGACCGCTCCGACTTCCTTCTCTCCGCGGGCCTTGATGTAACGCATCAGGTAGTCCAGGCATTCGGGGGCAGCGTAACCAGCCGCCCCGACGACGGCCATCCGCAGGCCGGGGCTTTGGATGTGGTCTTGGATGCCGTAACCGACCAAGGCCGCAGTGATCGCGGCGGCGAGGACACGGCGCACGACCCAGCCCAGGGACACAGGTTCGGTCGAGAGCAGGAGGCGGGCCGTCATGGCGAGGCCGCCAAGGACTGACGCGACGACGCCGTCCTTCAGTTCCTTCGGGATGTCCTCGGGGCTGATGGGCGGGGGAGGAGGGCTCACGAAATGCGGGGCGGCTTGGAGTTGGGGGCCAGCAGGACGCGGCGGTAGTCCTCGGACCAGAGCATCTTGGCGAGGGCTTTGCCGGCCTTGTCCACTTCTCCTTCAGCAAGGCCGGGGAATAGCAGATGGACCTGCTCGTGGCACAAGACCTCGAGCTGACGCTTCGCACCTAGGCGGGGGTCAATCTCGATGAGGTCTTCGCCGATGGTCGCCTGACCCCAAGCACGCTCGCGGCCTAACTTGCGCCAGACGACCTTGACTGGCTTAGGCTTGCGGCGGGACATCGTCGGATGGTTTGTTGACGGAGTCGCGTACCTTGTCGGCGAGCCACCAGAGGCCGAGGCCGGAGCAGACCAGGAGCGTGCCGGCGGCGATGTACTCGAAATACGGCGAGTCGATGATGAAGGGAACCGATCCGCAGAAGGCGCCGCAGAGGAGCAGGGGCAGGCCGATACGCGGGCCCATGAAGGCGGTGGTCAACGCACCGACGACGGCGAGGCCGGCACCGACGAGCGTCCATGTCTGGGCGGAGGCGTCCTTCTTCACGCGCTCGACCTCCTTGGTCAGTTCGACGATGCGGGCGTCCTTCAGCTGCGAGACGCGGAGGGCTTCGGCCTGCTGGGCTTCCAGTTTCTCCCATGCCTTGGTCACGGCGGTGGCGAGTTGCCGACCGAAGGCCATCTGCT